ACACACGCTGCACTGGATTGGTGGCTGTATATAAGAAAGGTGAGCTTCAGCGTAGTTGGGATAACCCAGGTGTGAGTGAGCTTGACGGAATACAGAGTTGGGCGATGAGCCTATAACATTGAAATGGAATGGAGTATTTCAATCGGATATTGTGCGTAACCTACGCGGAACTGACTGGAGGTAGTGATGCAGTTATTAAAGCTGCTACATTACGTCAGAACATGAGCCGTGGAAATATCGTCAGCGTACACCGTGGAGGTGGCGAAGGCGGTCAGGCACTCTACGCATGGAGTTCCATTCCTCAGAAATACAAGGCTCGGTATATGGAACGATACGGTGACCCAGAGCAACGAATGAAGGAAGCAATGATGCGTGACCGCATACGGCTTGACAGCGAGGCACGTGAGTTCTTTGAAAACTTCACCTATGAGAAGAACGGCAAGCAGGAACATCTTACAGAGAAGCTCATTGAAGAGTACACCATTAATGCGAGTGTTCTGAAAGAGCTGTTGAAGATGATGGCACAGCGTAGAGCTATTCGTCAGAGTTTGAACGGCAGCACTACAGGAGCTTGGGAGGTAATCTATCAGAGTTCTGAAACTATGCGCAAAGAGTATCAGCACACCCTTCCACAAAATGAAGCACGACTGAAAGCAAAGATTAAGGCTTTCAAGGCAGATGGCTACAAGAGCCTTATCAGCGGTAAGGTTGGAAATAAGAACACACAGAAGATAACAGACGAGTTCGGACAGCTACTCATCGCACTGAAACGTTGCAGGGTTCCAGTCTACACCGATGCGCAGCTCTTTGAAGAGGCAAACCGCCAGGCAGAAGCAAACGGTTGGAAGCCACTGAAGAGCCTTAGCGGTATGAAGCGTTGGCTAAACAGCGCTGCGATAATGCCACTATGGTACGATGCTGTACATGGTGAGCAGGCTGCACGACAGAAGTTCGGACGCAAGCATCGCACGGCACTGCCAACGAAGCGTGATGCGCTGTGGTATGGTGACGGAACGAAACTGAACCTATATTATAAGGACGATACTGGCAAGGTACGTACCACGCAGGTCTATGTGGTCATTGATGCGATGAGTGAGGTGATGCTTGGCTGGCACATCAGCGACAGCGAGGACTACGAGGCGCAATATCTCGCTTACCGTATGGCAATTCAGACAAGCAAGCACAAGCCTTACGAGATTGTTCATGACAACCAGGGCGGACATAAGAAACTGGATGCCGACGGACTGTTTAAGAAGCTTTGCCACGTGCACCGCACCACGCAGCCTTATAACGGCGAATCAAAGACCATTGAGGCGGTGTTCGGTCGGTTCCAACAACAGGTGCTGCATAAGGATTGGCGTTTCACAGGTCAGAACATTACGGCAAAGAAGATGTCGAGCCGTCCGAACCTTGAATTTATTGAGGAAAACAAGGACTCACTCTATACGCTTGAGGAACTGAAAGATACTTACGCAAAGGCTACTAAGGAGTGGAACGAAATGGCGCACCCCGCATACGGCAAGAGTAGACAGGAAGCCTACGACAGCAGCGTGAATGAGGAAACACAGCAGGTTACGGCACACGATATGGTGGATATGTTCTGGGTAACGGCTAAGCGTATGAGTACCTTCACCGATCAAGGTATCAGTGTTACTATTAAGAAAGAGAAGCGACAATATGAAGTGATGAGCGAACCTGGTATGCCAGACCACGAGTGGCGCAGGCAGCACACTTACGAGCGGTTCGTTGTTAAGTATGATCCTTACGACTTCGGAAGCATTCGCCTCTATAAGAAGGAAGCTGACGGCAGTCTGAGGTTTGAACGAGTAGCAGAGCCTTACGTTGTGATACATCGTGCGATACAAGAGCAGACAGAAGGCGAGGCTGCATTCATCAGACAGGAACAGGCAGCAAATACCACTGACCGCATTGAGCGAACAGTTGCTGGACGTGAGATTGAAAAGGCTCACGGCGTAATGCCAGAGCAGCACGGCTTACGCAGTCCAAAGCCTAAGGGAATGACAGCAGCCGAGCGCAGACAGATTGAACGTCGTACAGGCATCTATAGCAAAGAGCCTGAAGAGTATAAGATAGGACGGAAGACGAAGCAGGTAAGCCTTGAGGACTGGGCAGAGGTTGAGACGGCTGTGGTTGACATGGCAGCAACGGCAGGAAAACTATAAAGAAACCGATGATAAGTCATTCACTTACGCATCAAAAGTGGGTCACTTATGCACTGAAAGTGATAAGGTAATTATAAGCAGCGAGGCAATGCCTCACTGAACCAAGAACAATTAATAAAAAGAACAACAATATGAAACTAACAAAGAACGAAAAAGGACAGATACAGGAGAGCTTAAGACAATACGTCGGTAAGTATCCAAGTCAGAACAAGGCAGCACAGAGCCTTACAGGAACAAGTAGCGCAACAGTGAGCAGCATCTTGCAGGGTAAATGGGAAAATATATCTGATGATATGTGGCGCAACCTTGCATCGCAGTTGGGTACAAGTGCAGGTACAGACTGGCAAGTCGTTGAGACGAAAGCCTATCAGGAAATGGTGTTCGCTATGAACGATACTCAAACAGTCAAGAACGTTACGTGGGTAGTTGGTGAAGCAGGCTGCGGAAAGACAACCACAGCTAAGCTGTATGCAAGTGAGCATGGCGAGGTGTTTTATATTCTCTGTTCAGAAGATATGAAGAAGAGCGATTTTATTCGTGAGATTGCACGCCGTATCGGTCAGCGTACAGAAGGTTACAGCATTAGAGAGCTGCTCGACAGAATCATTGATGATCTCATTCAGATGAAAGCACCGCTGCTTCTTTTCGATGAAGCCGATAAGTTGCCAGAGCGTGTATTTCACTACTTCATTGACTTGTACAACCGTTTGGAGGATAAGTGTGGTATCGTCTTCTTCTCTACAAGCTATATCAAGCGTCGTATGACAATGGGACTGAGATACAACAAGTGTGGATACAACGAGATTCATTCACGTATCGGTCGCAAGTTCTTTGAGCTTGAACGTACAGGTGCTCACGATGTCTATGCGGTTTGTATGGCAAATGGCGTAACAGATAAAGCACGCATATCGGAAGTAGTGAAAGACTCTGAAGAATACGAGTTCGACCTACGACGTGTAAAGAAGAGTATTCATAGAGTGAAGTTAATGGCTAAAGCCTCTCCCAGCCCCTCCGAAGGGAAGGGAGCTCAAACAGTGGTAAAACAGTGTTTGAGTACCAAACGAAATTCAAACCATAAAGCTAAAGGTAATGAATAGAGCAATGTCAGTAACCGATATGCTGCGCATGAAGAAAGAAACCTATCCATTTGAAGGAGACTGGGCGGAGGCCTTCGGAGCACCAGAACGAGGCGGTGTATGGTTCATCTGGGGACGAAGCGGAAGCGGTAAGACCAGCTTTACGATGAAGCTCTGTAAAGAGTTGGCAAAGTACGGAAAGATTGCTTATAACTCCTTAGAGGAGGGTTTCTCACTAACAATGAAGAATGCAATTATGAAAGCAGGTATGCAAGATGTTGCACGGCGGTTTATCCTCATCAGTGAGAGCATGGAAGATCTTGATGCACGTCTTAAGAAGCGCAAAATCCCCGACATAGTGGCCATCGATAGTTTCCAGTACACACAGATGAGCTTTAAGGAGTATCAGGAATTCAAGGCTCGACATCGTGATAAGCTGCTCATTTTTATCAGTCAGGCAGACGGCAACAAGCCTTCAGGTCGCACGGCAGTGAGTGTTATGTTTGATGCAGCACTGAAGATATGGGTGGAAGGTTACAGAGCAATCAGTAAGGGACGCTATTTTGGCAACCTTGGCTATTACACGATATGGAAAGAGCGAGCAGATATATACTGGGGTGAAACTAAAGAGTAAAGCTATGGCAAACAAGCGAGACAACCTGTTGTATAGGCTACTAAAAAAGGGCGTACAGGCCAATTCCCGCG